GGAGGCCGGTAATACGACTCACTATAGGGAGACGCGTGTTTTTTTTTTTTTTTTTCATTCTTTTCGTTGTAAAAGAAAAAACTTTTAGCTAGTTTTTTACTTTTTTTATTTAAAAAAGAATGATCAGAAAATTTGAATGAATTATCTATTGCACTTTTCATTGCAATGTTTGATATAAGTTTCAAAGATTTGGAAGATTTTTTATTCAAATTTATTAAAAGTAAGTTTTTCAAGTTCATCTCTTCCAATTTGACATTGCTGTTAGTTTGAGATTTTGTCTTCGTTTTGGGAACTCTATAACACAATTTGTTATACAATGAAGAATCATCTTCAAATTTAAGATTAGGCCTTGAAAAAAATTGAAGCAACAAATCTCTATCATCAATTTTCTTATCTGTCATTAAATGATTTATAGTAATAGAGTCATGAAGTAGTTTTGATTCAGAACTACCCTTAAAAACCGTTTTTATTAAAATTTGTTTTGGGCCTATCCCTGTGAAGGAAGGGTCGTCTTCTTTTGTTGTTTTTTTTGTTATTTTATTATCTCTAATTTCTTCAAATATTTGATTAATAAGTTTTAAACAATGCACATGAATGCATGCATCCTTAGTTCCCCAATAAATTTCAGGAACAGTCATTAAAGGAAACCCTGAAAAGGCAGGTGGTAAATTAATAAGAACACCTTCTTTGAAAGGGGATATTTTTTTGATGTTATACAAATTTCTCAGAAGTATTAATTTACTTAATGCCAGTAGATTTATGCAAAGTTGAGTGCCACCATTAGATAATATTTGTTGTGACAGACTGAAATAGCTCTCATGAAAGTCTTCAGGTGAATAGTCTTTTCCCATCATGAGCTGAGATGATAAAAACTTTACTAATACTCTGGATTCAGATCCATTGGAAATAAATGAAGATTTGAATTCGCTTATTTTAGAACTGACAACACTTTTAGGTGACAAATGTAAATTAAAACATCTTTGAATGAAGTCCCTAACATTATATATGAAATTCAGAATTCTAATTTCACAATCTTGGTCAGGAACATCTTTTAAAAGTATAGAAGTTTTTTTTACAGAAAAGATTGTAACTATGTTTCCATCATCAGAAGTGTTCATATCAATTTCTTTTAGATTCACGTCAAATTTAGAGAAAATTAATCTCATAATACTTTCTGTACTTTCATTGCTAAAGCAGCCATAAACATCGCTAGTAGAATGTGTCATTCCTTGCCCCATATCATGGAAATGTTCGGATGAAATCTTGTTGTTTACTAGCTGATTAAATACAAATTGAATCTCTGAAGACTCATTTTTAAATTTGGAATCTTCTAGCATTACATTCGGGTTAGATAAGTCATATCCTTTATTAATTAACAAGTTCAGCGTTTTCCTTATTACTATTGATGGAATCTCATGTGTTTTCAGACAGTGCTTCATCAGGCAAAATTGAATGGTTTCTTCAGTATCTTCACTCATGTCTATATTATCTACCATCTTTAAAAATGATAGTGAATTATGATTGGGTCCCCATTTAGATCTGTCCAGTGATCCATAATAGGCCTTACTTATTAACAAATCAGATGTATCTGTGGCATCACAGATGTCTGATGATGCTGACTTTGCTTTATTGATATAAGTTTCAGTTTTAAAGTTTGAAATTAATTTTTGTTGTGATAACCACTCTCTAGCTTTTTCAATGTTTCCAGATTGTATTACACATGTCAATCTTTTATGTATTTCTTCCTTTTCTGGGGAATTCAAACAGGAGTTGTTACAACATTTACTTATTTGTCTCATGATGTCCTCTAGAACTTTGAGAGTAATTTTTCCAGGTAGAGTAGCAATAGTTAATTCTCTTTCTCCTCCCAGTTGCACTTTAAATGACATTCCAAAATTTATTGGATCTGAATTCATACATATTTCTGAAAGTCCATCAATTGATAGTTGGAATTCTGCATCTTTCATTAATTTTGCTAGATTAACAATTAATTCAGTGGTCATGCTTCTACTATTAGAGTAAACCTTTCTTTGTCTAGCAACATAAGACTGTAACTTCACTGACACTTTAAAATCTTTTTGGACAAATGGGTACAAAATGCAATAATTCTCAATGTGATCTGCCAAGAGTAAGTTATGTACTAATACATCTATTAAATTCTGAGACTCGAATATTAAGGTGTTTCTTCCCAATTGTTCTACATGTTCATCTAGTGTTAAATCTGATCCTTCCATCATTAAACAGTAAATGCATTTAATCAAGTTTATGCCTATTAATTCTGTTGATACAGAAAGATCATTAAAAATTTTTGTTGTGAGTTTCTCAAGTTGCTCTTCGTCCAAGTTATTTA